GTGCAGCACCTGGTCGGCCGCGAGCTGCACGTTCCCGATCCGGTAGATCGGGCCGTCATCCGTCGCCTCGCCGGTCAGGGCGTCGGCGGGCACCGGCTGCAGCTCGGCGACCGACCCGTCTGCCCCGCGGCGGATGATCGCGATGCCGTTGCCGTGGGTCAGGGCGACCGCCGTCGTGTACCGCCGGAACTCGTAGCCCGTCTGCCACCGGCTCGCCTCGCGGTTCATCAGCGCCGCGACCGGGTGGTCGTCGATGCGCTGCATCTGGCTGTCGTAGACCGTGACGGGCAGCCGGGCGATGTCGGCCGAGATCAGGTTCGTCGCACGGACCACCGCCGGAATCGCGTCGGCAGGCGACGTGACGATGGGCTCGGGTCGCGTGTAGATCGCGACGCCCGACTTGAACCCGAAGAACCGTGAGAAGAAGCCCACGGTCGCATAGAACACAAGTGCCCCGACTCGTCAAGAGCAAATCCGGCAAACACGGACTAACCGATGGGGCACGCGCTCGCCGACAGCCCGCTGTGCGTCCGGACTTGATGGTGCTCCATGAGCAGCGCCGCCATGTTCCCGGCGACCACCGCGTCGGTATTGCCTGCCGAGCGGCCCTTCACCGGCCGCACGTTGCCCACGTTGTCGGCAATCAGCCGCACGGCGTTCAGCGCCGACCGAAGGACCGGGTCAGGCTCGTAGACGAGCTGCCGCGACTTCAGGAGGTCGCCCCAGAGCTTCCACGCCGGGGCCATCGTGCGGATCGACTGGTCGATCGGGACGATCGGCCACCCCTTGTCCTGCCACCGCTTGATGTCCTTGGCTTGGCTCGGGTGCGGATCGACGCCAATCTTGCGGATTGCATAGCGGGCCATGAGCGATTCAATTTCGGCCTCGACCACCGCCATGTCGTGCCACTCGCCCGGCATCCGCCGGAGGTGCCCCTGCTCGACCCACGCGCCGAGCGGGTTCTTGCACCGCTTCTCGTCGCGGCCGATGTCCGTCCCGGCCCACCATGAGACGTTCCGGGCCCGGATCTTGTCGCCGTCCACGACCATCAGGCACAGGGTCGTGAGGTCGAGCTGCGAGCCGTAGCCGCCCCGGGACAAATCGAGCCCGATGACGCCCGGTTGCTGCCGCAGGCGCTCCCAATCAGCCGGCTCCATCTGCCGCTCGAGCACCCCGAGGTCGATGTCCGTGGTGGCAAGTTCGTGATACCGGCAAGCGAGCTGCGTCTCGAACTCGGCGATTTGCGCCGGGTCGCCGGATTCGAGCATCGTCCGGGCCGAAATCTCCAACTGCGTCGGGTCGATGATCGTGCCGAGCGCCGGGTGCGCCTTCGGCCACGTCGCCGGGTCCGACGCCTGGTCGTCCTGCTCGAGCCCGTAGAGCATCGGCCACCACCCGGCGGGGTACGGGACGCCCTCGGCGATGGCCCGCTCGAGGGCGTCCCAGTAGCCCCAAATGGGCCGGGTTTTCTGCTCCGGGTCCGGCGTCGTGATCGCCAAGAGCTGCGATGTCGGGAACTTGGCGAGGCCCGTCAGGAGCCTCCCGAACGCCTTCTCCATGCGGGCGACCTCGTCGGCGATGACCATCCGGGTCGTGAGGCCGTCGAGCGCCTTGTCCGTGCAGGGTAGGGAGATGTATTTGTTTCCCCCGTGCTTCACGCGGCCCGGATGCGCCGGCGTCGAACCGCCCGTCGCCTTCCACTCGGCCGTGCCGAGGGTCTCCGCCATCATCTGCATCCGCTCGAACGTCTTCTGGGCAAGTCGGCCGTCGGGCGCCACCGACGAGAACTCCAGGCGCGTCGATGGATCGGCCATCGCCGCCATGAGGAGCGACGCGGCGAACTCCGTCTTCCCGTTGCCGCGGGCGACCGAAAGGAGCAGCGCCTTCGTCGCCGGGGTATCCGACTTGCACCCGTCGATCACCCGGCGCCTGGCGAGGAGCACCATCGCCACCATGCACTGCCACGGCATCCAGACGAGCGGCTGCCCTGCTCCCGCCTCGGCGCCTTGCCCGCATTTCAGGGCGAACGCTCTCGCCTGCTCCGCCCTCCCGTCATCCCACCAGACTGCGTGAGCCGACGGGTCCGCCCGCTCGGCGAGGTAGCGCCGACACGCATCCCGCACCCGTGCGTTCGCGACAAGGTCGCCGGAAACCACCGATTTCGCGTAGGCGTCCGCTTGGTCGGCGCATAAACACGGCTTCCGCCGATGGTTACGCCGAGTGTCGGTTTTCGTGGTCCCCACCACGCGGTGCCCCTTGGATTTGCCCCCCCTCGGGGGTGAAGGGGGGGTCGATTTCATCGCCTTTCCATTGCCTCCCGTGCAGTCTTCTCGCGATGGCAATCAACGCACAGCGACTGGATGTTGGATGCGTCGTTCGTTCCGCCCTTGTGCAGAGGCACGATGTGGTCCGCTTCGAGGTTCGCGATTGCTCCGCATCGAACGCATTGCACGTTGTTCGCCTTGTGCTGCTTGGCCTTGCGCGTCCATGATCCACCGCGTGACCGCTTCAGGTGCGCCACGTTGACCGGCTTCCCGAGCCCGCCGTCAAACCTGTAACGGTGCATCCCTGATCCCGTTGAGCGCGTCGATGAGCTTCTCGGTGTCTGCTTTCCGCCATACGACCAGCCAAGGCGAGTGGTCCTGCCTGCACACGACCACAGGGATTTGGCCGTACTTCGAGTCGCGCACGGCTTGCTGCACCCATCGCTCCGCGTAGCCGCAGGTCACGCTCTTGAACGCGAGGTAGTTCCTACGCATGATCCCGGGAAGGTGGTCGAGACGGCAATAGCACAACTCTCCTGCGACGAGCATCCCGGTCTCGGCGCTCCGCTTGACCCACCACGTAAGCCCGGCCTTGTAGTGCTTCACCTCGAAATGCAGCGGCGTACGCACGTTGATCGGCTCGATGTCGCCATTCCCGAGGCCGTTGTACTGCTGCGTCCTGTGGAACTTGACGCCGAGCACCGTGCCGACGGCCTCGGCCGCCTGAAGCTCCGCCCGCTTGCCCTTGGATCGTGAGTCGGTCATGCGTCCTCCCATCCGCCCTGGCGCAACACTTGCGGCGGCCTGACGAACTCGCCGCTTTGGATGCGTTCGTGCCTCGCGTCAGGGTTGCCGTACAGAAGCGCCCGAAGGTCGCTGATTTCCTGAGCTTGGCGCTGAATGATCTCGGTACTCGTCCGATTGATGGCAAGCAACTCGCCGAGGTAGTGCGCCACCACCGTCGGGAGGTGCTTCCGGCTCGACTCCAGGAACTTGGTGATCTCGGCGATCAACGCGGTATGGACGGTCATGCGGCCAGCCTCCTGATCCGGTACATGAGCACCGCCGCAGGGTCGCGGACTTCGACCATGCTTGCGAGCATCTCCGCCAGCGTCTCGTACGCGCCGTTGCCGGTGCGGGCCCAATTGCGGGCGAGGGCGATCCACGCCTCCTGGGCGGCGTTGCCGATCACGCCGTGCTCGCCGAGCATCCGGGACACCACCCGGTGTTGCGCGTCCACGTTGCCACGCGGGTCGCGCATCGCGATCGCGGATCGGATGTCATCCGACAGAGCCACCACCCCCCCGCGGCCGCCTTCAGGCGGGCCGCTCTGGTTGGTGGGATAGTTCTTGGGGTAGTTAGTGGCTCTGTGTGACACCGATCCGGTGTCAGGCTGACACTTTTGTGGTGTCAGGCTGACACCATCAGAGGTGTCAGGGTGAGCCATCACAAAGGCGTACGAAAGCCCCTTCCGGTTCCGCTTGACGCTCACGACGAGCTTCGCCCGGAGGCTCCGCATGACCCGCTTGACCGTCGCGAGGGACAGCCCCGTCTTGATGGCGACGTGCGCCTGCGACGGGTAAATCCGGTCGCCGTAGTCGAGAAGTGCCAACGCGACGAGCTTCTCGTTCGGGTCCAGAGCGTCGCCCAAGCGCCAGATGTCACTCGGGTAGAGCTTCGGCATCAGAACGGAACCTCCTCTCCGACCGGCATGGCAACCACGTCGGAAACGAGCTCGCCGTCCTTGTACGGCTTCAGCGTGACCTCAACCATGACGCCTGGCGTCACGTTGACCTCGTCGAACGAGGTGAACCAGTCGGTCACGCCGTCGGCGGCTTCGAGCCCGACCCGCCAGTAGGGCTTCCCGGCCTTGGACTCCTTGGCTTGGACTGCCGCAAGAACCGCACGAACCCGTCGTAGGCCGCCTTCCTGCCCTTTGGAGGGCTTGGACGCCTTCGGAGGCGCCGAGAGTGCCTTCGACGGCACGGGCGCGTCCTGGGGCATCGTGGCGTCCTCGGCGGGCATCTCCTCGGCAAGCGAGCCCTCGGTGCCGAGCATGGCGAAGGCCCAGCCCATCACCCCCTTCAGGGCGCGCCCCGTAGCGCGCGTTTGTGCCATCATCTGTCGCGCGAATTGCGGCCGCGTGTTCCACGGTCGCTCGTCATCGAACACGCAGCCGATGCCTTGGCCGACCTCGACGCCGTTGTCGAGCACGACCGCGACGGCCTTCCAGTACCCGGCGACGTTGCCGACCGGCGCGACGTAGTCGAGCGCCTTGACCGCCGTCGTGTACCCGAGCGTCGAGCCGACCGCCTGTGCACCGGCCACCATGAGGTACGCCCTGCCCTGGATCCGGCTGACGTAGTTCCTCTCGACGAGCGACTTGACGGCAAGCACGGCCTGCTGATTCCCACGCAGCCGATCCTCGATGGGGACGATGGCGCTCACGCCGCACCCCCTTCCCGGGTCTCGAGCTCCACCCGCTCCAGGGCGGTTTCCAACAGCAGCTCCATCTGCTGACGCACCGTCCGCCGCTCGCTCGACGCGAGACGCAGCACCCGGTCGTACACGGTCTCCCCGATTCGGACGTTTACGGAACCCTCCGCGAAAATGCGAGGGCGCCCACGAACGGCGGTTTCAGCCGCCTTGCCTGTCTTTCCGGCCATCTGCTGCTCCCATGAGCAACGCAGTCCGAGAAACAGTCTCGATGATCCGTGTTATGTAAAACACGAACCCTGCGTTGCGCTTCGCAGCATATCGACAATCTGACGCGCTTGCGTTAGTTTTTTCCGGTCAAGCGTGTTTCTGTACGCTGTTTGTTCGCTCGCGCGTAACCTGTTGACGGCCCGAGACTTATTGCGCCCGACCCTGACACGCCAGTCCCATTTGGGGGCGTACGGATCGGCCGTCAGCGTCCATTCCGCGTCGCTGTCGCGCTTGCACAGCCACCACTCCCCTCGGCAGAAATCAAGGTTTCTTAGGGCCTCCCGGGTATCCATGTACAGACTGTAGCATGAAATGATGCCACAACAAGGCAGCAAGTCAGCCCGGGAAACCAAGGAAGCCCAGGAGCTCCGAGAAGGCATGGAGCGCATTCGCGCCGTGCAGCGTGAGGACGCCGCGAGGCAGAAACAGGAGCTTGATCAGACGAAGGCCCAGCTCGGCAGCTGTTGCTTCTGGGTGGCTTTGCCCGTGGGGGCCCTGCTGTTCCTGTACGTCGCCGTCAAGGTGGTGAAGCGCGCCTGGAAGCCGTGAACGGCAACGGAGCCTCCTTGAGCCATCCAAGCACCCGCCGGACGTAGTTCGGGGTCGCCTGGTTCATTGCCTCCCGGCGCTTCTGGCACTTCCCGCAAGGCTTGACTCCGACGGCCTTGGTCGCACCGGCGACGACGTCGCCCAGCCCAGGACCCGCTTTCGGCTCAGGTCGCACAGCACGGTGAGAGCTAGTCATTTCTTCCCACGTCGTCTCTCGAAGGGATCCGTCCGGCTGTTTCACAAAGACCTTTCGCACGTTCACTGGACGATTACTCTGATGTTGCTTAGGCCTGTCTTCCACAGATAGTCCCTCCATTGCGCTGGGCTCGCGCAGGCTTCCAATGAGTCGTAGCAAAGCGCCGCGTCCTGGCAATCTTCCGAAAGGACGTCGCAACACACAACGGGCCCATGCGGCCCATTGTTGCAAATCACGAGGCCGACCGGCTCATATTCGCCTTTCAGCATCGCGCATTTGTTGGCTGATGGAAGTGCGTTGATGTCCATTTTCCGACGGAAGACGATCTCCCAATTCCGCGTTGGGTTGCACACTTGCTGCACGTTCGTACCGGAGAAAATCTGAAAGCATGTCGGTCCGGGTTCCGTTGCAATGTAACTATCGCACACGGTCGATGCCCCGCCGTCGTTTGCTGCCCCGGTCATAGGGAATGCAGCGTCCCCTCCCGGAAACAGGTTCTCTCCGTCGTAACCCATGCGAGCGACGAAGGACGCTCCAAATCCGATTGCAATGTAAGCACCGTCGCAATCGCACCCGCCACCACAATTGAACGTCGCACGTTCCGTTGGCGTTTGGAATGGCCGGCTACCGCCGCACGGAGCTACCCACAGAACCCGAGCGGTAAACGTCCCGTCTGCGGGATCCCAGCCCAACGGATTCAGGACATACTCCGGCCAAATCGCATTGCACTGGCATGCACACGGGCACACTGTGCAAGTCGGATTGACTCCGCAGTCGCAAGGCCAACCAAAGACCGGGCCACCAGTCTGAGGTAAGGCCTGGGGCTCGCCTGAAACGCAGTTTGAAAATCCACCGTAGAGATTCTGGGTGGAACCGACCATAGGGAGGTAGCTGACGGTGAACACGCCCGGCGGATAGAACACAAGGTCTCTGCACAATACGCTTCCCAACGGAAGACATTCATCCGGCGTGTAGTTGATCGACGTCCAAAAGCCCATGTGGGAAAACTCGCACACCTCGCTGTTCTTGCGCGGGTCTGCATACTGACATTCACGCACCGGGAATTGATAGCACCCCGGAGGCTCCCACTCAGGCATGTCGGCCTGGCATGGCTCGCAACCGATGTCCGGATCGCACGGCAAACATCCTTCCCGTGCTCCAAAGCCGTTCTCCCACGAAAGACAGTTTGGTGGGCAGCAATTGAGCGTCTCGTAGGTAAATGAATTGCACGACGACGGTGTAGCAGTCGCCTCAATGAGAAGCGTGAACGGTTGGAGCCCCTTCGTCGCGCAGTCAGCGTCGATTGCTGGGCAGTTCCCGTCCGGGCAGTCCTGCGGACCGCAGCAGCACTGTCGCTTGTTGCTCACTTCTTGCTCTTGCGGCAGACGACGTAACCGGTGATGAGCCCGCCGAGGGCGCAACATCCGGCGAAGAACAGGTTTCCGAGCGCGTCAGCGAGCGTGGGCATGGCGGGACTTTCTCTTGGTCTTGCGGGTGGACTGCCAGTTGCTCCCGATGGCGCAACCGGAAACGAAAGCGACGGCCAACGTGAGGAACAGAAGGATCGACGCCTGGTCGGTGGTCATTTCTTGAGCCTCGTATGAATGATGTAGCCGATGGCCGCG